ATGCCAAAAGCATGCTTGGCGCTGCGGATGTTACGACTACTTCCAAGGTTTCCAAAATCACGCCGCGCAATGATTTGAAAAACAGCGACTTTACCGATTTGTGGCTGCTGTGCGATTATTCGGACAAGCACGGCGCTACGAATGGCGGTTTCTGTGCCATTCACATGTTGAATACGCTGTCCACTGGCGGTTTCAGCTTGCAGACCGGCGACAAGGAAAAAGGCCAGATGAGTTTTGAATACACGGCGCACTACTCCATTACCGCGCAGGATACTGTGCCGTGCGAGGTGTATATCAAGGCCGGAGAGGATGAAGCCTAATGCGAATTTTTTCTGAACTTAGCACTGACGAAGCGCTGGAAGTCGTTTTACAAATCGCGCAGCCCATCACAAACCTGATTGATGATGAAGCGCTTGTGAAAGAGATGCAGAAAGCTATGCCGAAGGGTGAAACGACCCGCATTGAAATGCAGCGTTTCGGCCTTGCGAAAATCGTTAAGCTGCTGAACATTGCGTTGAAGCAGCACCGCGTGGATGTGTACGCAATCCTTGCACCGTTTAACGGCCTGACAGTGGAAGAAATCGGCAAACAGAATTTCCTTATCACCTGCAAGCAAGTTTACGACCTGTTGAACGATAAGGGGTTTGTTGATTTTTTCAAATCGTATCTCGGTGGCGGGCAGAACAAGTAATCCCTGTACTGCTGAAAATGCCGAAACTGAGCGCAAAGGCGCTTGTGTCGGCGCTGCCTTACGCTTTAAAAGCTGATTTTGAAGAGCAGCTGTACAAGGTGTACATGACAGACAGCGCGTGGAGCCTTGTGGTAGCTGTGACAGGCGTAAAGGACAGGCCAGCGAGATATATTGACATTATCCACCCGCCTAAAGTAGATACGCGGACACCGGAACAGGTGCAGGCGGATTTCAAAGACTTTGCGGCGCGGCATGGGTTGAAAACAAAAGAACGGCAGGGGGTGAGCGAGTAAGTGGACGTATTTGACCTTTTTGCAAAAATCACGCTGGATTCCAGCGAATATGAAAAGGCGCTGAAAAGAACAAAGGCTGAATCGCAAGCGTTTGTCAGCGGGTCTTATGCAAAAGGCTTTGAAAAAGTTGCCGGGACAGTTATGAAAATCGGCACAGCGCTGGCGGGCGTTGGTACTGCTGCTGTTGGGTTTGCGGTAAAAGTAGGCTCTGGCTTTGAATCTGCCATGTCGCAAACGCAGGCAATTTTTGGAATTACTGACAAGATGTCAGACGAATACAAAAAGCTGGAAGATACTGCCCGCGAATACGGCAAAACCACGCAGTACAGCGCAAGCGAATCTGCGGACGCGCTGAAATATATGGCTTTGGCCGGGTGGGATGTAGAGCAAGCGACCTCTGCGCTGCCCGGCGTGCTGAACCTTGCAGCTGCGGCTAGCATGGATTTGGCGCAGGCGTCTGACATGGTAACAGATTACATGTCGGCGTTTGGCATTGAAGCTGACCAATCCGCCTATTTTGCAGACGTTCTGGCCTATGCACAGAATAACGCAAATACGACAGTTGACCAATTGGGGCAGGCGTTTCAAAACTGCGCGGCGAACATGAATGCGTCTGGGCAGGACTTTGAAACCACAACCGCGCTGCTGGAAGCTATGGCGAACCAGGGCACAAAGGGCAGCCTTGCAGGCACGCAGCTGGCCGCTATGATGCGCGACCTGACAGCCAAAATGAAAAACGGCGCAATCACGATTGGTAACACCAGCATTGCGGTGCAGGATTCAAACGGCAATTTCCGCGACATGACGGATATTTTGACAGAGGTTTCCGCTGCTACAGACGGAATGGGCGATGCACAGCGTGTTACGGCGTTAAGCTCTGTATTTACTGCTGATTCTTTGAAGGGCGTCAACCTGATTCTAAATGAAGGCGTTGACAAAATTGCACAATATGAAGAAGAACTACGCAATGCCAACGGAACGGCAGCGGATGCGGCAAAAATCAATAACGACAACCTTGCAGGCGCTTTAAAAGAGTTGAGCTCCGCGGCTGAAGAAGTGGGTATTGCGGTATACAAAAAATTCCAAGAACCGCTGACAAAAGCCGTTGATAAGGTGACGGAAATTGTACAGAATGTCAACATTGACGACCTTGTCGAAAAAGGCAAAAACATGCTGGACACGCTGGCAAAGATTGCCCCCGCTATTGCTGCCATTGTAAGCGCGGCAACCGGGCTTTATGGCATGATTAAAATTACCGACAAGTTAAAAGCCTTTGGCAAGATTGCTGTGGCAATCAGCAAGGCAGGTGGGCTTATCGCTGCTATTGGCGGCCCTATTACTATTGTGGTTGCCGCCATTGCGGCGCTGGTTGCAGGATTTGCTACGCTGTACGCTACAAATGAAAATTTTAGAAACGGCGTTAATGCTGCATGGGATGCGATTTCTGCCAAGATTCAGGAAGTCGTGGCATTTGTGCAGCCTTATGTTGAAGCGGCTATGCAGGTTATTGGGCAGGTCGTTACGCAGGTCATTACAGATTTGACCCCAGTCATACAGAGCATCGGTGAAGCGTTCAGCGCTGCATGGAGCCTTGTACAGACTGTATGGGCATGGGCAAGCGCATTCTTTCAGGCTATCTTCCAGTCAATTGTGGTCATCTTTACGCCGTTTGCACCGATTATCAGCGGATTTTTTCAGGGCGCGTGGATTATCATTCAAAGCATCTGGAATGTTGCGGTAAGTTTTTTCCAGACTGTATTTGATTTGATTACCGGCGTGTTCTCTACGATTGACGCTGTGTTGTCTGGTGACTTTCAGAGCGCGTGGGAGTCGATTCAGGGCATCTTTGAAGGTGTGTTTGGCTTTTTCTCTACGGTCGGCCAAAACGTTGTAGAGGGCATCAAGGGTGGCATTGCGGCTGTTTGGGACGGTCTTGTCAGCTTTGTGCAGGGCTTGTGGGATGGCATCAAGAGCATTTTTGTCATCAATGCAAGTGATGTGAAAAACAACACGGGGTCTGACGGTAGCCACGCAGGTGGCCTTGATTATGTTCCGTATAACAACTACGTTGCAAATCTGCATCGCGGCGAGATGGTGCTGACAGCCGATGAAGCGGATGCTTACCGGCGCGGCAATAGCGGCGGGGGCAGCTTTACAGTTAATCAGACAATTTACGCGGCAAAGCAGACGCCGGTTGAACTGGCAGCAAGCACAGCGGCGTATTTCCAGCGGGCGAGGTGGGCGTTATGAGTTTTTTAAGCAAAACTTTTAAATACGTCAACTCGCTGGGTCAGTCTATCGTGTTTGACTACGCGCATGGTTATCTTATCAGCAAGCCGGATGGCATTGATACAATTTCGGTCACTGCCAACACGGCGCAGGGCATCGGTCAGGTAGGCGCTACTGTACAATCTAAGGCCATTCAGACGCGGCCTATTACCATCAATGGAAGAGTTATCGGCGACAATGCCCAAGCGCTGAAAGACGCGCTTATGACCGTTGTGCGACCTGACCTGACCGGGGTGTTATATGCCGGAGACTGGCACATAGATGTTATTGTAACGGCATCGCCTACCATTGGCGCATCAAAACGCGGTGCGCCGTTTCAGCTTGGCCTGCTTGCCCCTTACCCGTATTGGGAAAGCGGCGAACGAAAGGCAATGCAGCTGCGCGGCGTGCAAGAAGGTTTTAAATTCCCATGGAATATCAGCAAAACGTATTATTTCGGCAAAGTTATTGTGCTGAAATACATTGTTTTGCAGAATTTCGGGCAATTTGATGTTCCGTTTATTCTGGAAATCAATTGCGTTGGCGAGACGGCAACAAACGTGGGCATTGAAAACATGCTGACAGGAGAAGTGCTGCGGCTGGAAAAAACGCTTGTGGAAGATGAGCGTGTCGTTATCAAGACATCGCACGGAAAGACAACGGTCACAAGCTCTAAGGACGGCGACTGCCGGGGCGCACTTACGCTTGAAAGCACACTGTACAGAATTCACACAGGCGATAATGCGTGGAAACCTACTGCGGACAGTGGGCTTGAGAACGTTGAAATGAGCGTTTCTTTTTCGGAAGAAAGTGCGGGTGTAACGGTAATATGAGATTAGAGCTGTTCTCCCATGACCTTAGCAACCGACACGAAATTACCCACGCCATCAGCAGCGAGTTTTCGGACTATTATAACGATGTAGGAAAATTCACGTTGGTTCTACCGATGGACGATTACAGTATCTCTATTGTAGAACTGGACGCAGTTTTGTACATCATAGAGCGCAGATTAGCTTACGAAGTAGCAGAGGTACAGTTTGACAGCGACAACGGAGAAATCACGCTGAACGGCTACAGCTTGAACAACCGACTGAATCGGCGCATAGTGGCAGCATCGGCCAGCGTTGTGAACGTGGAGACTGACGTTTACAACGTTGTACGCAACAATTTGCGTGGGCTGCCGGTGCTGCTGGCTGCTGGTAAGGGCCTGCCTGAAACCGTGCCCGCGACAGAGGTGTACGGCGAGGAACTTTTAAAAAAGATAATTCCCGTTTTGACGGACGCTGGCCTTGGTAACCGTATTGTTTTTGACTATCGGGCCAAGACCCAGACGTTTGAGGTGTACAAAGGTATTGACCGCACAGAGGGGCTGACCGCAGTTTTGTTTGTTCAAGAACGCGGCACAGCGCCCGGACTTGTAGTTGACAAGGACATTTCTGAATACAAAAACGTGTGCTACTGCGAAGCCGAATATAAGGACGGCACAAGCTTTGTTGTAAAGGCCGGCACGGCCAGCGACAACGAGCGGCGGGAACTATGGGCAAGTTTCAAGGGCGACAGCCAGCAAGATGATGAAAGTAATGCGGATTTTGAAAGCCGCGTAAAGCAGTACGCCGCTTTACAGTTGGGCAGTCACCTAAACCGCAACGGCTTTTCGATTGACGCGAACGGTGACGAGCTTGGCACGGCATACAATGTTGGCGATTTGGTTTGGTGCGTTTCTTTACGACTGGGTGTAAAGTACAAGGCAAGAATCACGGCGGCAAAGTATTCACAGGATGCAAACGGATTAAGCGTCAAGCTGGTTATTGGTGACCCGATTTTAACAGTTTTGAGGTGATAAAGTGGCAGAAATCAAAAATTTCCCGAATAACGTGGATGAATACATCGGAGCCGAAAACGTTATGAAATGGCTGCATGGGCGTTCCAGCGGCGTTTTTGGCGCAGATGGCAATTTAAGTGTTACCGCAAACGGTGATATGACGGTAAGCGTTTCAGATGGCGTGGGCTGGCTGGCGAACGACAAAGCGGACGGCACAGTTTTTTGGAATGATACAAAAGAACAGACTGGAAGCGAGTTGCAGCTGATAATCCCGCTGCCAGATGCCATCCTGCCACGTGTCGACAGGATTGTTGTTAGCTGGGACACAGTGGATTATGCGGAAAAGCCGCGTATTGAAGTGCTAAAAGGAACGCCGAATAAGGCACCTACCGCCCCGGAACTCACAAACAACACTTTAAAACGGCAAATTTCTCTTGCGCGTATTAACGTTGCAGCGGCGGGAAGCAGCATTTCTGCGGATAGCATCACGGACGAACGGCTTGACCCCGATGCGTGTGGGCTTGTTACGGACTGGGTTAGCGTTGATACTACCACCATTCAGGCGCAGTTTTCCGAATTGCTGAAAAAGGTAAAGACCGAGCTGGCGCAACTGCACGGTGGCACAGCAATGATGACAAAGGCGCAGTATGACCCGGCTGGTGGCGGGTTAAATATCTGCGTGCAGGAATATGAGTGTAGCAAGAGCGGCAGCGTGTATGCGCTGACGGGCGATGGCGCGGTTGGGCGGTTTAAGGTTCCGGCAGCATGGAGTGCGGGCGATACATGGACGGTAAACGGCAAGGCTGTACCGGCGTACTGCGGCGCGGATGCGGCAGACGGTGACTGTGTGGCTGCCGGGCGATGGGTGCTGTTTACCTTTGACGGGAGTCGACTGGATTTTAACGGCGGCGGTGGATTATCCAACGCAAAGCTGGCACAGGCCACCGCCACCGAGGGCAATGTGCTGGCAGGCAAAAGATTTTATGCTGCGGATAAGACGCTTAAAGAAGGGACTATGCCGAACCGGGGCGCAGTGGACACAACCATAAACCCGGGAAGTTCTTACGCAGTCCCCGCAGGATACCACAACGGCGGAGGCCGCGTAAAGGCGGCAACATGGACAAAAGACAAATATTTATATCTGGTCATACAGTATCAGGGCGGCTATGGAAACCCTATTCCGGAGTACGCGGCAACAGTGGTTGCACAAGGCATATCGGAGCCCGGATTTCTGGCGCATTATATAGGTGCTGGAAATAGCGGTGCAGTTACAAATGTATGCAATGCCAATATGCTGAATATTGGAGCCTATGCCGGAAACGGCACGGCACAAATAACACCACTAACTTACCTATATGACATTTTCCACAAAACGAATCATGATCCAGGTGTTGTTTATACATTAGGCGCCGGAGTTTATTGTTACCGTATGAGATGAGGGCCAATCATAATCAACGCCGAGAAACTGTTGTACTGTTAAGGAGGTAGAGCATGGTACATACTTTGAGACTGGACAACTACACCCCCACCCCGCGAAAGCTGGTGCTGGGGACTAATTCCAGCTTTGGCACGGAGAGTATCAAGATTGAGCGCGGGGCCGGGTGGGACGAACTCAATCTCACCGCAACATGGCACATCCCCGGGCGGGAAGAGCCGCTGCGCGTGGCCCTGCTGGATGGGGATGCCATGGACGTGCCGCCCGAGGTGACGAAGGAGGCCAAGGATGGCGTGCTTGTGCTGGCCGGGCTGGCCTCCGGCGTGCAGCGGGCGAGTTGTAACGTGGAGTATCTTATCCTTGAGCAAGCGGGCGTATACGGCAGCGCGGATGCAGAGCCAACGCCCGAGCTGGCGACGCAGGTGCTGCAGGCGGTGCAGGATGCCCGGGACGCGGCAAAGGACGCCGATCAGCGCGCCACGAACGCGGAGGACGTCGCCAACAGCGTGAGGGAGGACGCCGACAACGGGAAGTTTATCGGCCCAGTCGGCCCGCAGGGGCCTGTTGGGCCGCAAGGCGCGCAGGGTATCCAGGGCGAGAAGGGCGACACCGGAGAGCGCGGCCCCCAAGGTGAGAAGGGCGTTCAGGGTGTACAAGGCGAGAAGGGCAATACCGGCGCGCAGGAGCCTGTTGGCAAAACTGGCCCGGTTGGCCCCAAGGGTGATACTGGCCCGCAGGGTGAGCGCGGTGAGCAGGGGCCGCAGGGAGAGGTTGGCCCGGAGGGGCCTGCCGGAAAGGACGGCGTACAGATTGATGATGCGGCGGTGAGCGAGGACGCGCCGTGGAGTAGCAAGCACATCGTGGACATGCTCTGCCCACCGCTGGAAGAAAGCGGCAACCCTGTTGTGTGCTACCCCGTTGCGGGATATGCGCTGGGCTGCAAGGTGAATTGGGAGCCGACGCAGGAGGGAAGCGGAACGCCAAGCCCCGAAAACATTCGTCCCATCAAGGGCAGAGACAGTGTGACGGTGGAGCGGTGCGGGGAGAATTTGCTGGATAGTGTGCCGGAGCTTCCGATTAGAATCTATAAAGGTTCGCCAAACGTTGTTGTGCGCAGCGTTCCGCTGCCCGCTGGGCAATATACCATGGACGTGAGACTTGATGTGATTCCGGAGTACGCGGCAACTGGGGTTGCACTTATCAAGTATGATCTGGCAGACGGCACAGAGAAATATTTTGTGCCGAAAGCGTCAAACGAAACAAGCACAACTACCGCGTTTGAAACTGCAATAAAAGCGATTACTGTTGTGAATTATGGCAATATTGATGGGAATATTACCGGGATTTCGTTTGTACCGGGTGCTGCCGCGGGAGACTTTGAGCGGTACAACGGGCAGACCAACACCCTGACCCTGCCTGAAACCGTGTATGGCGGTGAGGTGGACGCGGTGACGGGAGAGGGGCAGGAGACGTGGCAAGCCAAATCCTTTGATGGGACAGAGGGTTGGCTAGTATTTGATGCTGGTGGTAAAGATCAATTCTTTTACACGACTAAATATACCATTGATAAAGAGCCAACTAAAAGTATATGTTCGCACTTTAGCACCGTTAGATATGCTGGGGCATCAATTATCCGTATTTATACAGATGTGTTTACGGACGTAGATGCGTTGGAAGCCTACCTTGCCGCCCAGAAAGCCGCGGGAACACCTGTGCAAGTCTGCTACAAGCTGGCAAAGCCCACTTCCTTCACTGCGACAGGCGCACAGCCCATCCCCGCGCTTGCAGGAATGAACACCGTGCTGACCGATGCCGACAGCGCGACTGTGACGGGACGCGCAGACCCCATTAAACGCATTACCGATTTGGAAGATGCTGTTGCATCTCAAACATGAAAGGAGAAATCACAATGGCTATTAAGAGTAAAGCACGGCACGATTTGACCCTGCGCAGTATCAAGCGAGAGATTGCAGCAGGACGCGATGTTGCCTTTTGGCTGGACAAGGCGTACACGCACTACGACAACGGCCTGCTGACCGAAGATGACATTGCCGAGGTAGAGACGCTGGCGCAAGAATACTACGATGCGGTGGATGCGAGAGAGAGCGCAGACGAGGTTACGGAGACGCCGGATGTGCCGGAGGTTGACGGCGCTGAAAATACCACCGACGAATGATAGGAAGTGATACCATGATTTTTAACGGGAGAAATCTCGTGAAGTACCCGTACAGCTGCTACGGTTACACGCGCGGCGGTGGCAAGACTTGGCACGGCGGCATTGACGTTTGCGGGTTGGATGACGACAAAATCCGCATGCCCGGCTACAACGGCAAGAGCATTGCAGGAACCGTTGTTACAGCCCGCATCGTGACGAACAAGAGCAATAAGACATGGGAATGGGGCTATTATATCTGCGTGAAGCTGGACGCAAACCAGACCCCGGATGCAGTGAATTACCTGTATTTTTGCCACTGCTCCAAGTTGCTTGCAAGCGTAGGGCAGAAAGTAAAGACCGGCGATGTGCTGGCGGTTGTCGGACAGACCGGCAACGCCGCAGGCACATGGACGCACTGCCACTTTGAAGTGCGAGCCACTGCCAAGAGCAAGGGCCTTGACCCGACTGCGTATGCAGGCATACCCAACAAGGCGGGCACATACGGTGGCCAGCCTGTGCAGCCCAGCGGAGAGGAAGTGCTGATTGATGTGTCTCACCATCAGGGCGCTATTGACTGGGCAAAAGTTCCCTACCGCGCCGTTGTTCGCATCGGGTATCGCGGATACGGCACCGGAAAATTGATGAAGGACGAGCAGTACGATGCCAACCTGGCCGGGGCGAAAGCAAACGGAAAGCTGTTTGGATTTTATTTCTTCTCGCAGGCCATCACGGTGGAAGAAGCCCGCGAGGAGGCAGACTTCTGCGCAAGCCTTGCACCGACAGGCTATCCCTTGTTCTTCGACAGCGAATGGGGACACACAACCAAGACCGGCGTCCACGATGGCCGCGCCGACAACCTGACGAAAGACCAGCGCACGGCAATTGCAATGGCGTTCTGTGAGGGAGCCAAAGCGCACGGATTCACGGCTGGCATTTATACTTTTACAGCCTTTGCAACCGCAAACATCGACTACGCCTACCTGTGTGAAGATTACATCGGCTGGCTGGCCGACACGCGCACGAACTACGACAAGACGCTGCCGCGATACATCCACCAGTACAGCCAGACCGCAGAGGGCGGCGTGCCGGGTATCACTGGCGTGGTTGATTTGAACCATCTGGTCAAAGCCATGCCGGAGAAGGACAAGCCCACCGATAACACCGGAGAGCTACAAGTGATTACCGTCGGGCCGGTGTCGCAGGGGGACGCGGATGCGGTGTATCTGTTGTGCAAGCAGCGCGGATTGACGGATGCAGGGCTGTACAAATCTGAATGGGTCTGACGCCCGGAACGGAAGTGAAAAATGACAGATTGGGATATTGTCAAGGACACTGTTGTGCTTGTTGGACTGATTGTCACTGTCACAACACCGCTTTTAAAACTAAATACCGGTATCACGCAGTTGAAGGCGCTACTGGACAGTGTGGTAAAGCAGGTGCAGGATAACGACAGGAGCAACAGCGCGAGCCATAAAGGGTTGTGGGAGCACAACGAAGAGCAAGATGAAACGCTGCAACGGCATGAGCAGCGTTTGCACGATTTGGACGGAAAGTGAGGTACAGCTCTATGGGTGATTTTATCAAAAACATTGCAGCGCTTTTCAAGGTAAAAACCATTGTGACGCTGGTTGTCGTTGCAGTGTTTGCGGCATTGGCGCTGCGGGAGAAATTACAGCCTGACACGGTCATGACCATTGTGACAATGGTCGTGGCCTTTTATTTTGGCACACAGACCGAAAGCAAGAACAAGAAGGATGAGTAATCATGCCAAAGTTTGATTTTGTCGGCGGTTTGCTGACCGATGAAGAAACGGATGTTTTGCAGCTTCGGCGGCGCGGCTGGCGCAATGCTGATATTGCGGCAGAACTGAATTGCAGCGAGCGCACGGTAAAACGGCGCGTTCGCAGCATTAAAAACAAAATAGGCTAATTTAAAGGGCGCGGCTGCTTTTGTGGCCGCGCCCTTTTTTATTTTGTCCCAAAGACGGCACAATGTTGGCACTTCGGTGGCCCACAGTGTGCCGCTTTTTTGTGTACAATTAAGATAAAAGGAGCGGTTCGGATGGCATACAAGCAAATCAACCTAAACCCGGAAGAAAAGCGCGTCGGCGATTGTACCGTCAGAGCCATTGCAGCCGCAACGCATCAATCGTGGGCGGCTGTATATGCGGCGCTGGTGCTGGCAGGATTTGAACTGCATGATATGCCGTCTGCAAACTATGTCTGGGGCAGTTATCTTCGTCGATGTGGGTGGAAGCGCTACACATTGCCAAACAGCTGCCCGGATTGTTACACAGTGGCGCAGTTTGCAAAAGACCACTCGGACGGCACGTATATTTTGGCAATGGCTACGCATGTTGTGTGCGTGCAAAATGGGGATTGGCTGGATACATGGGACAGCGGAGATGAAGTGCCGCTGTACTACTGGCAGAAAGGATGATTGACTATGGCGTTTGGCGTACCGTATCAGCCCGGCTATATGCCGAACTATTATCCAATGGGGCAGCAGATGCCGTCGGCCATGCCCGATCAACTCGCACAGCTCCGACAAGCGGCATATCCGCAGCAGCAACCGGCACAGCAAAGCTCGCCTATTATCTGGGTGCAAGGCGAAGAGGGAGCCAAAGCGTATATGGTGGCGGCAGGGAACAGCGTACTGCTGATGGACAGCGAAAACAGTACATTTTACATTAAGGCCACCGACGCCAGCGGTATGCCTCAGCCATTGCGCGTTTTTGACTACTCGGAACGCACGGCAAGCCAGAAACAGCCAGCACAGACCGCGCAAAAACCGAAAGAGGAATATGTCACACGGCAAGAGTTCAACGCGTTGACAGCCCGCTTTGACGCGCTGGCGGCAGATAAACCTTTGACGCGCAAGAAAAAGGAGGCAGACAATGAGCAACCCTCTGTTTAACGCTCTTAACGGCGGCAAAATGCCGGGCGCAATGGGACAATTTCAGCAAATGATGCAGCAGTTTCAGCAGTTCCGACAGGATTTTCAAGGCGACCCGAAGCAAGAAGTTCAAAAGTTGCTGCAATCTGGCAAAATGAGCCAGCGGCAGCTAAATCAGCTTCAAGCGATGGCGCAGCAGTTTCAGAGCTTTTTAAAATAGGTTCAACCCGTGCGCACGGTGAACAATACATTCAACTTTTGAAAGGAGTTAAACATGAGTCTTTCTTCGGACGGCACTGTTATGACAATGCCTGTTCAGCCCGCGAATACGGGCAATGGCAACGGCTGGGGCTTTGGCGGCGATGGTGCGTGGTGGATTATCATTCTCTTCCTCTTCGTTTTCTGCGGCTGGGGCGGCAACTGGGGCAACAACGGATTTGGCGGCGGTAATGGTGCTGGCGCTGTCGATGGCTACATCCTCACCAGCGACTTTGCCAACATCGAACGCAAAATCGACGTCGTAAACAACGGCCTGTGTGACGGCTTTTATGCTCAGGCACAGCTGGTCAACGGTGTGCAGAACGCTATGCAGCAGGGCTTTATGTCGGCTGAAATCAGCCGCGCAAACCAGCAGGCCGCATTTATGCAGCAGCTGAATGCCATGCAGATGCAGCAGGCGAATTGCTGCTGCGAGACCCGCGAGGCTATCCAGGGCGTAAACTACAACCTCGCTACGCAGGCTTGCGACACGCGCCAGACCATTCAGAACGGCACTCGGGACATCATCGAAAACCAGAACGCAAACGCCCGCGCTGTGCTTGACGCACTGACGGCGCAGCGCATTGAGGCTAAAGATGCCAAGATTGCCGAGCAGAACCAGCAGCTTTTCGCTGCACAGCTTGCCGCAAGTCAGGCCGCGCAGAATGAAACGCTGAAAGCCTATATGAGCGGGCAGCTTGCTTACTACAACCCCCGCCCTGTTCCGGCTTTCCCTGTTCCCGCGCCGTATCAGTATGGGAATTGCGGCGCCTGCAACGGCTGCGGATGCTAAAAATGAATACGGCAACTTGTCGGAACATCTGACATGTTCGGCCCCGTGCCGATAGTGCAAAATGTGGCGGGGCAATCGTCCCGCCACTATCTTTTTTTGAAAGGAATGATTTTATGGCTGAATTTACAAACGCCAATACCGTGAGCGTGGCAGCAGGCCAGAACGTGCCGTTGACGGAAACGGCAGTAGCGGGCAAGGGCTGTGTCGTACACAGAGAAGGCGCCGGTATTGTTACGCTGCGCGGCATTACGAACCAGTGCAAAGCGCGTTTCAAAGTGGGCTTCGGTGCAAACGTTGCTATCCCTACAGGCGGCACAGTGGAAGCTATTACGGCGGCGCTTGCTATCAACGGTGAACCGCTGAACAGTGCGACTGCAACCGTGACACCGGCAGCAGTAGAAAACTTCTTTAATATCTATGTGACGTCTTTTGTTGAAGTTCCGCGCGGCTGCTGCCTGACCGTTGCCGCCGAAAATACAAGCACACAAACCGTTTTGTTTGCGAACGCAAACTTTGTGGTCGAGAGAGTGAGCTGAAAGGAGTAAACCATGAGTAAAAGAGTTTTGTATGACTTGAAAGACATGCTGTGCGCAGAACTGGACGAAATCGGAAAGAAGGGTGAAATGTCTGCCGGTGACTTGGAAACTGTTCACAAGCTGACTGACACTATCAAAAATATCGACAAAATTGTCATGCTGGAAGATGACGGTTACAGCCGCGATGAGGATTACAGCCGCGATGGTGATTGGAGCGCCAATATGCGCGGCAATTATGGACGCGGCAGCAGCTATGCGCGGCGCGGTTCGCATTATGTGCGCGGGCACTACAGCATGGACGATGGGCGCGATTCACTGATTTCCCGCATGGAAGAGATTATGCGCGGGGCTGACAGCAAAGACAGGGAAGTCATCCAGCGCTGCATTGACACGATGCGAAACGGTTAAAGTGAGGTGTAAGGGCTATGGTTGACGTGCGAGAGATTGACGGCGCTATAGCCGAAATCGAAAACAGCGAACTCACCATGACCAGAGTTAAAAATTTGGCAGCGCTGTATGTTGTGAAAAATCAGCGTCTTGCAGATGCGTCCCATTCTCCGCAGAAAGCAAAACTGCAAGAGCCTGTGCGCTACTACGAAGCGGCAGAGCCGTCTACAAGGGCTGCTGTTGGCAGCAGTGACTTTTTACGGGCTGTGTCAAACGTAGACACCGCAGCAGCGCTGAACGTGCTGGATGAGCTTATGTCGGCCTTGTATGTAGCAAACCCTAAAGTTTACAATGGCGTAATGCGGAAATTGGAGCGTTTACAGGATGAGTGAATTTTTGGAGATTGTAAAAAAGGCCGATACCGGGCGAGTGTGGCGTGTGCTGGATGTGTATAATGATTTGGTACACAGTTTGCAGAGAAAATAGGTAAGTGTGTACTAAAACGTGTACTTGAAAAAGAAAATGCCGTAGATTTAAACGAATCTACGGCATTTGTTATGGTCGAGGTGACAGGACTCGAACTATACACAATGCTTTTAGTGATTAAAAATATAGCGGTATATTGCTATATTTTTTTGCTTTGTCACATGCTTTTTCTATTATTTCATACATTTAAGAAAAAAAGTGTGTACTTTTAGTGTGTACTTTTTAGTCCACCAATCTATCAAAGATTTCTTGTAGGTTTTTGGCTGTCCGTTCGTCATCTCCAGCGATGTAGTGGGAGTATGTGCCGTAAGTGTCCATATCCTCGCTATGCCCGACTAGCTGCTTTAACTCGCCAGTCGGCAACTCCTTTGCAATACTCACAAACGTGTGGCGCAGTTCGTAAAGACTCAGCTCCGGCATGTCATTAGAGCGCTGATAGCGCTGCCAGCGGTGGTAGTAAGTGTGCATGGATGCCATTGGAAAGATGTAGGCCTGCTTTCCAGTCACTGCTTTCTGAGCTTCCAGCACGTCCACTGCGCGTCTGGATAGCACTACCGTGCGCAATGCGTTTTCGTTTTTTCCCTGCGTGATTTGACCGTGCGCATTGATAGCCTGCTTCAGTCTGCACAGATTCCCGTCAACATCTTCCCATCGCAGCCCCCGCATTTCACCGGGCCGCATGCCTGTTAGCACCTGAAACCTGTAATAATTTATGTATTCATCATGCACAGATTTTCCGCGCATGATGGTCGTATCTACTTTTAACAGCGTGTTCAGCGCTTCAACTGTCAGAACATTCTTTCCCTTTTTTCTGGACGCTGCCGGAATCTGTAACTCTTCAAGCTCAAGCGTTGTCCATTTTGATTTTCGGCAAAAATTCACAAATTGCTTGCAGTAGCTGGCATAGTTCTGTAATGTCTTTTTGGATAAGGGATCTTTGCTGTTCCCCTGTGGATGGCGAAACGCATAATCTATAATTTTTTGGAAATCCTGTTCCGTAACGGCTTTTACTGACTTGACCCCGATGGCTGGCAGCAAATGGGAGCGCCCAAACGATGCCATGTTTTTGTATTCTGCATCAGACACAAGTTTTTTCTGCTGTAGCAGCTGTTCCCATGCGTCAGAAACCTTAATGCGTTCCGTCTTTACGCCTATGTCAAGCCATTCATCTGCTTTTTTGTTTGCTTCTCGCTGTCCTGTGCGGCCCGGCTTGGCGCTGGTAAACGTCTTGCGCACTCCGTCCTTCTGCACGTTGATTTGCCAACGCCCGGCGCTTTCAATCCATTTCGCGGTATTTGTCCTTTTCATATTGCGGCTCCTTTTTTTGTGTGTTATAATAATGCCGTCAACTTTTTATGTTGACGGCTCTTTGCCCTTGTCGGTGGTACGAACACCGGCAGGGGCTTTTTTTAATATCGGATAAACCCGACAGACCCGATGCAAATGTCAACAATCAGTCGTGTATTGTAGTTTCTTTTTTGGTTATTTACATCCTCCGACAAAAAACATATTGTGAATGCAGTACAATTTTGGTCAAAGGGGGCAGACAAATGGAAAGGCTAGTAAACAAGCCGCCGTCCCATCATGGACGGAAACGACCAAAAAAGTTGTTGTCAAGTGCTAGAAATCCGATATATAGGACAGCAAAGACTTGACAAACAAGTATTTTTGTAAAAGTGTTGAAATACAACTTCAAGTTGTGTAAAATACAATCAACGGTTTACGAATCGCTTACACAGTCATAAATAACGGCTCCGTTAAGAACACTAAGTAATGTGTTGTCCAAATTTGCATCATTAAGAACATTGGTCATAATAACGGCATCGTCTAACCCATTTTGTTTTGCCTGTTCTACAAGCTGTTTGTTTAATTCAACAAAGGGGTCAACAACGTTGGATTCCCATTCTTGCTTTGCGTTTTCATCACCAGAGGACGCAAGCGCTGCCCCCATTGCAAGGTTATCACCCCACACAGAAAGGGTTATGCCGCTATCATCATATTCAACTTTGTATTTATCCTCTGCGTAAGACTGAGAAGCAGCATACTCAACAATTGCGGCAAAAAACTTCATGTCGCTGTTATCGGTGCTATCGCTGGTTTCCTGTAATGGTTCTTCGGTAGGCACTGGCGTTGCGGTGATTTCCGGCGTAGGCTCCGGGGTAGCGGTTGCTTCTGGCGTTGCTGTGGGCGCAGGCTCTTCAGTTTTTTTGGCTTGTTGTATTGGGTGCGGCCATTACAGCGGCTACAAAGAAAACTACAGGGATAATAATGTTTAATGGCTTTTTTAAGTGTTGCTGAATTGCTTCGACAGGCGCAACGGTGATTGCCGCGCCAATAAGTAAAACAACGGAAATTGGGCTGCCGCATACAGGAACAAACAAAATGCACAAAACAGCAATTACCCATCGTACGATTTGCTTTTTAGACATAATAGAACCACCTTTACATTTTTTGGGAGGAATCAGCAATGACGGACACAGAAAAGCTTATTGAAATCGTTTCAACCTTTACGTCTGACCAGATGACCGATTTTGTAACTGCTGCGCAAGATTTAATAGAGCGCTTGCAAGCTGAGGGTTCTCTTGGCAAAGAGAAATAATTTTTTGTACATCTTGCGGCAAACCAGATATTAGCCCATCGCTTTGTGCGGTGGGCTTTTTTTCGTTTTCGGAATCCCCGGTCAGGTCGCTAACTGTGACTCCTAACTCGTTAGCTATTGCGACCAGTTTGTCATAAGGCGGGGAATTTGGTCTCTTTGCCATTTTGCCGATATACCCATTTGAAAAACCGAGCTTTTCCTCTAGCCTAGTCAAGCTAGTCTTTTTCTTTTTGCACAGGGCACGAATGGTTTCTACAGTTTTAACATTATCCACAAAAATCACCTAGACTATTTGTGCATATTTTTAGGCGATAGTCTATTGACTACTAGGCGATAAGCTAGTATAATAGATAGCATAGAGGGAAACAAAGAACCAAGCCCCCTAAAATTCAGCGGACTAGCTAAAAATATGCTGTTATAAATCTCGCAAGTTCATAGTAGCATATTTTCTAGCAATAGTCAACTAGAAAGGAGCTTTTGCTAGGTGAATATTTCGAAAATTGATGCGCTGTGCCGAAAAAACAATATTTCTCGCACAATCCTTGAGGAACGCGCCGGAATCTCAAATGGCGCACTTGGAAAGTGGGAGAAATCGCCCTACGGCCCCAGCATCACGACGCTAAAGAAAGTGGCTGACTATTTCGGCGTGCCTGTTGATTATTTGCTAACCGATAACTAGAAAGGAGGGGTAACCACCATGACAAACCTTGCTTTTACGGCTCTAATCAAAAGCAAGGGCTACAACAAACAGCGCCTTGCAGATGTTTGCGGCTTGTCTAAAACACAGATGTCAAACCGCATCAACGGCGCTAATGATTGGCGCTGGCCGGAGGTCTGCACCGTCTGCCAGATGCTTGACATCTCGCTTGACGAGTTCGCCACCTACTTCCCCTCCGGGCGCGTCAAGCCAAGCAAACCGCACGCGCTCACCCGGGAAGAGCGCATCGACAGCGTCCTTGCCGAGCTGCGCGAAATCCTTATGTAGCAGCGGCATGGCGACGCTTAGCTAGGCAGCGCTACAAACTGCGTTGGCAATGCGTTCCCCTGCGATCCACTGCGTCGGCGTGGCTAAGTTTTGCACGGAAAAGCAGCGGCATGGCAAGGATTCGCCATGCGTAGCAATGGCATGGAGATGCAGCGCGTGGCAACGGAACTGCTGAGTTAGATGTGCAATGGCAAGGCTTGGTATTGAACTGAATTGCAACGGAAAAGAAATGTCTTGCAGAGCTAAGGCATAGCTCAGACGGCTTCGTAACGGCATTGCACGGCATAGCAGAGCAACGGCATTGTTCCGAATCGATATGCGATGGCTCCGCGATCCATCGCACCGCATAGCAACCGATTATTTAAAAAAAGGAGAATTCCACAATGAAAGTCAAAATCACCCTTACCGAGGACGTTCTCGGTTCTTCCCCCAGCAACGAGGAACTGCTGGCAACCTATATTTCCAGCAAGGCCCCGACCGATGACCTGACCGCTGAAGAAATTGCCAACATCAAGGCACAGAACGCAGAGGACAGAATCACCGTTTTTCCCAAGACCGCCGATGGTAAGCCGTTCTTGTACGACTATCAGGTCAAGGGATTTTTCAAAGATTCCTGCAAGATGCTTGCTAAGGCGGGCAAGTCGGGCTATCCGGGCGGCAAGGCCTGTGCCGCAATCAAGGCTTACAAACAGGCGATTGACGGCCATATTTTCGTTTTCCCGCGTGAAATCCCATACGACCTTCACGGAATGAAGCTGGATTTCTGTGAACGTCCCCTGCGTGCGCAGACCCCGATGGGCGAGCGCGTGAGCATCGCCAAGAGCGAGAGCGTCCCGGCAGGGTCAACGGCGGAATTTGAAATTCAGTGCCTTGACCCGAAGCTGGAAGATATGGTGCGCGAATGCCTTGATTATGGCGTCCTGCGCGGGCTGGGTCAGTGGCGAAACAGCGGCAAAGGCCGCTTTGAATGGGAGGAAATCAAAGAATGATGACCAAAACAAAAACGCCGCCCCGGTGCACCACCACCGGAACGGCAAAAAAACAGAGCATCGCAAAAAGCTCTAACTGTATTCTATCACTGAAACGTGCCGCCGTCAAGCTGGCAATCACCGCAGACTTGGTGCTGCTGCTTGCTGCGCTCGGTTCTCTCAACATCCCCACCACCATCGCCGCCCTGCTGGCGCTGAATCTTCTGTGCGGATTGTATTTTAAGGAGGCATCCAGCCATGAAAAAAATTTGAACTGACCGCCGAATTTGTAACGAACGTTTTCGGGAAGAAGCTGTTCCGTATTAAGGCTCTCGTCGCTTTTGGCACCGTTGAGAAGGGAGAACTCGGCGGATTTATTGAGAAGGAAGACAACCTCTCCCATGACAGCAATGCGCAGGTCTTCGGCGATGCGCAGGTCTCCGGCAATGCGCAGGTCTCCGGCAATGCGTGGGTCTTCGGCAATGCAGACTTTGCCGTCGTTGAAGGCTTTGGCCGATATTTCCGCGCGACCACATTTTTTCGCTGCAAGGATAAAATTCTCCGCGTACAGTGCGGTTGCTTTTATGGTGATTTAGCGCAGTTCCGCGAGATTGTCAAGGAAACGCACGGCGACAGCAAATACGCCAAAGAATATCTCGCAATCGCCGACTTGATGGAGCTGCATTTTTCTGATGAAGAAGAAAAACAGGAGGTCGCCGAATGACCAGCTTCTGGGGTCATCAAGACAACCCCTTCCCGCCTGCCGAACCACGCCTCCCCCGCTGCCCTGTCTGCGGAGAGGAATGCGAAACTATCTACTTTATCCCCATGAAATTCGGTACCGAAATTATCGGCTGTGATATGTGTTATAACCCCGGCGACTTCTCCGGTGAGGATGTCCAAGAGGACGACCCTTGGGAAGATTGTCGCTGTATGGAGGACTACTAAAATGACCATTGACGACATCAGCGCCCTGAAACAGGCGCACGCACTTTTGAAGGGGCGGCATCTTGCCGAGTTCATCCCCACTGGAAAGGGCATCAGCGCTTGCTATTTCAACGCCGTGCAGGCTGCCCGCCGCATCTATTCCGAGAACATCGGCGCATTTGTACCGCTTTTCGCAAAACATGAATACGGCCTGAACAGCACCTATTTTCTGGCAGACGGCATTCCTGTGTACTTCTACGACCTCAAAACCCGCAAGCCTGACACGGCCTTGCCGCCCGCAAGCTGCTACCGCATCCACCTGACGACAGAGGACAAGGAAGGAGAAGCAATCTGATGTTTAACGAAAAAAAATCGGAGTATTCGCTTAAATCCCGTCAAGAGGTCCCCGTTATCCAAAGCGCAAAATACATTGCAAGCCGCGACAAAGCATTAAAGGCCATCAACGATAGACCGTACCTAAAAGAGTCTGATTTCTGGATTTTAATGAACGAGACCAAAACCGGCAAAATGATGTACACCGGCTTGATTATCAGCCACAACGCCTGCTTGAAGATTAACGATAACATGCCGGAAAAGGATAAGTTCAACCCGGATTGCGTATCCGTTGATAAAGCTGGATATGGGAACTCTCTTGTGTTCACTTACGCCAACAAGCAGCAGGGGCTTTACGAAGTTGGCGAAGCATCCACGCAGAACTGTAAGAACGCTTACCCTTATGCGATGGCATACAAACGCTTGTTTGACCGTGTTGTTTTAAAAATCTGCAAACTTGCGTTTGACGGCATCTATTCCGACAGTGAAGCGGATGAATTTAAAGAGCGCTATGAAGAAGACCCCCAGCCGGTCACAGCATCGCCGGAAGTTACCGCACAGGTCGTAAAGGACATGGCAACAACTGCGCTGGCAGGATATGCACAGCGAACCGGTAAGGACAAAAAGACAGTCCAAGCAGAAGCAAAGACCTTTATTGGCAAGTTGTTTAAGGACTTCGCCGATGATGATTGGCGCAGCGTTGCAAAGGAGTTTGAACACAGGAAATGAAACAACAAATTGCCATCAAGGTCGCCGTTGTTATCGGCAACACAATCACGCTGGAATGTTCCCCCACAGACTGCGATAAAGCCCGCGCCGTTATTGACGAGGGCAAGCCCCTTGCCGCCGTAATCGGCACGGCAACGCAAAAGCGCAGCCTTTCCGCAAATGCCTATGCGTGGGTTTTGATGAATCAGCTTGCCGCTAAAATTAACCGCCCTGTACTGGACATCTACCGTGATTTGATACGCGACATCGGCGGCAGTTCCGCCATCGTCACCCTCCGCGCCGATGCTGCAAGGGCATTCAAAAGCGGCTGGGAGAGCAAGGGCGAGGGCTGGCAAGTCCATAAGCTCGATGAAATGTCCACC